GCTGTCTTTACCACCAGAAAGACAAACCATCACTTTATCACTGTTGCCGTTCGCGAATTTTGAGAAACGTAACCGCTAAACGTGAGAAATTTAAAACGCTTCAAGTTTCTCATTTTTAGCGGTTAAAATCCACGAATTTTGAGAAACAAAAACGCCCTTTAAATCATCATTAAAGGGCGTTTAAATTTTAAGTCTTAGAACTTATAAACCATGTTATCTTCGTACTTCCCGGAATAACTTGCTGAAGCCTTAACAACAACACGCTCGGAGTTGTAAAAAGCCTCCCAATTATCAACCTTATCTTCGACCATATATTCAATAAAGCGAACAAATTCGCTCTTTGTTGAACTGAAGAAGATATAAGGCGGTCGAGTAATGTTGATTAATCGAAGGAAGTCGATTAAATCAAAGTAAGTCGCCTGTTTATAGCTTTCCTGGCGGGTGCATAAATATGGCGGGTCTAGAACAAATAAGGCTTTAGGGTCGCCACTAAATTTAGGTAAAAGCGTGTGGAATGACTCGCGCGTAATCTCAAGTCCGTCTAAATATCCATCCGCTTTCGGATAATCAGACTGTCTAACACAATGCCAAAAATCGTTCTGAAATAAGTCGTCTAATGTTGCCACTTGTTGGCCGCTAAATAGAAGCCAGCTCGCTAGACTATTCAGGTCAATATAGCCTTTGAAATTCTGAATGATTTTGACGCATTCTGCTTTACATTCCTTCGTTAATCTTTTGTTTTTTTGCGTAGCGTTACCGACTACTGCGTAAAGCTGCGCACGAAGCGCGTTAATGTCGTCAATATGAGACAATCGCTCTGCGTACCCATCAAAGTCGTTATAAATTACACGTGCCTTAGGCTTGAGTTGTTTAGCAACGTGGCTTAATAAACCGCTTCCGCCAAATGTATCAATGATAGTCCATCCCTCGCCATCGTTTTTAATATTAGCGTTTAACACTTCCTCGAAGTGTTTTAAAAACATTCGCTTTTGTCCAACGAATGGAAGTGGAGCTTGTTTAAACATAATACGTTCAGTTTGTTTGTTTGGTTGGTTGGTTGTCATTATTATTCCTTACGGTAATACTTCGGGGAAAGGATCGTCTGTTATCCAACTGACGACTGGAAGACGCATATAATCAAGGTCTGTTGTTGGTACTTTGTCCCTAAACCTTAACTCAATATAAGATCTATCACCTATACTAGCAATATACACTACCGCAACTTCATCGCCGTCATCACTATAAAAAGGGAGCATAATAGGTGTGCGTGTACGGAAGCCGATTGGTATTCTCGGAGGCGGTAAAATATCCATTCGTTTGGCGTGGTTTTTCCTCACAAACTTAGGATTACTGCTCCCGCAAAAAGAGATAGTATCCCAACGTCCTGAATAAAAAGCACACTCAACTCTGTTATTCATTCGTCTTAGATAAATGGCTCCTTCCTTGATGTTCACAGAAAGGTTACTCATCCGTCTAGAGCCAGTGTCGCCTGATATGACAACCCATTTGTTGTTTTGTTTTTGCCATAGAAACGCACCGACGTTAGCGCCATTTGTTGAGTTATAAAAAGCTCCGTTCGGCTCGCCACCTGTAATCTTGCCGTTAGTAGTGTCAGGCTTATCCGGCCGGCCTTCGCCGGCAATAATCTGAGCGCTAGCTGGGCTATTGGATTGCCCCCCGACCGTTGGAATTTTGTTCTCAACTCGCCGAATCTCACCACCTAGATACTCGGCAAATTCAGTCAAACCTGCCTCTATTGTCATTATCGGTTATACCCTCTGTTATATGCGTCCTTGAGATTAATGCCATCGAGCACGGTGAATTTCTGAACAAGTAATGCTAACGACTGGTTAGTTTGAGTGACCTTCTGAACAAGTCTATTAAGCCCATCCTCGCCGGTTTTTATACCATTTAGCATGTCGCCAAGCTCTTTAAGAGTATCAATGCTTGCATCCACTTCGCCGCCCAATAACTCATTTTTAACTTCAGCTTTTGACTGCTTTAATAGCTCGAGGATTTTTTTAGCTGATAGCGTCGATGCATCATCGGTTGCACTATCATTAATACCAGCTGCGCGGCTTGATAGCGTGTTGATAGTTTGTTTAATCTCATTCAACGCCCCAACTAACGTTGCTTTCTGCGTTGTTGTTAGGGTTTGCGGGTCACCGATAAGCTGTCTGATTTCTTTATCTTTCCCCCCTAAGAATTCTGCAAACTCTGTTAAAATCTGTGCGAAGTCTGGTCTTGCCATTGCTAAATTGCTCCTATATTAAAAAATGCTTTCAACTCTTCGAGAGTTGGTAATTTATCTGCTTGGTCGCTTTCAAGTTTGATAACCTCTCCCTTTTCTACAACCGCCACTATTTCTTGGGGTGGGTCAACCACTGCAACAATGTCATCCATTACGCGCCTCTGTCATATCAGGTGTAACATCAAACTGGAGGTTAATTCGTCCGCCTTTAATTGGCGTTTTAATTCGTCCTTTATTAGATACCGCCTGTAAATCATAGTCCGCTTGAGACCACGTTGCGTCTTTTGTTAAACTGTGACTAAACGTAACTTTTAAAACACCGCCTGGAGCATCTATAACTTCGATTTCACCTGTTGTGGATGATAGCGTTAGCACGGCGTTGTTTCGGACTTTCGCCCATAAATCAAAGCGTGCCATATCACTCAAATCGAGTGGTTTTAATGTTTTATCCGGCTGTTTTTCAAACAGGCGAACAATACATTCCTCGTCATCACCACGGTAAAGGTTAATCGTTGTTTTATCCATTTTTATGCACCATCGCTGCAAGTTGGTTTGGGCTAAAACGCCAACCATCTTCGCTGTTATAAATTGCGTTAAAGCACCATTCTGAACAAAAATATTTGCTTCGTTTTTGCTTAATTCCAAGCACAATGCCTAACGCACCCCACCAGTCATATTTAGCGCCAGTTGTGCGGTTGAAATAAGATTTAATCTGCGCTTCTGTTACGTTATCTAGCAAGACTAAATTCCACTTATCCGCGTCAGATAAATCAATCTGCTTACAGCGAACGCCGCCATCGCGCACGGACGATGAATAGCAATCAAAAACCGTAATGTGCTCATAATGATCGCCGTGGACGAATTCCATGCGCTCAATCGCTATCTCGCAGTGTGAGTATTTACCCTTTGTAAAAAAACGCGTCACCGCATCGGCCAAGGCTTTAAAAGGCTCTTTTAAGAAGCTGCGTTTATGCTTATAAAAAGCGAGATAGATACGGTTAGCCATTGTTATAAGCCTCCATCAATGCATCCATTTGCTTAATAATGTCATCGTGAATGGACTGCATTTTTTCGATTGTCAATCCCGGCACTTTAAGCTCGTATTTACGCATTCGCTGGTTGGCAAGCTCTAACTGTAATTTTTCAAGCCCAGCCGCTTGCACCAAAATTAAATCGGTTGCAGCTTGGTTATTTAACCCGGCACGTTTGGCAAAGTCTGTGATATATCGGCTGCATTCGCCTTGATAGTTTGCTTTTTTAAAGGCTTCCGCAGCGGCTTGGCGCTCACGGTACTCAGATTCAAAGCGAGTCCATGTGCTGTATATTCTTGCCGCATGCTCATCAATATTTGCAATAAGCTTTGCTTGATCTTTTGCAAAATTATCAGCAATTTTCGCTTCATCTTTTACCCATCCTGTGCCATTCCACTTGCACGGTTCAGCAAGTGGCGCAAGTGTGGTTAAATTATCAGGTAATTCACCTAGTGCGGTATGTTCGACCTTCTCGCCTGTTTCTTTGTTGTAATAAGTGCCTCGATGGTCGGCTTGATATTGCCAATTGTTATCCACTCGAACAATCACAAAGCCTTGTTTCGGTTCTGGCGGGGCATCTAAATAACTACCAGCCGCAAGGCTTCCGCCCGCACTGACATACTCTGTTGTTTCTTTGGTGTAAACCCCTTGCGCATCGGTGCAATACACGGTGATTTCACCACTAGTTTCGGCAAAACCTTCTTGATTAAATGTCACGGTCATTTTTGCTCCTTATTCGGCTAAACAGATGTAGTGGTAGGCGATGTTGCGAGGGCGATTTTCATTGGCCGTTGGAACAACTTTGCTTGCATCAAAGCTTAACCAACCAAGACTTCTGCCATCGTCCCCAATTCCTTCACTTGTTGTTACTGCTCTTAATCGTTGTGTATTTGTTCCGTTATATGGATCGTAAAAAGCTCCCGTTGGATTTCTAAATATCCAACCATTATCAGTTCCTAACTGCCCTATGATATTTCTAATTGCATCGCTCTGAGCCGACAACAACGCTCGCCCTGCATCTACCCCTCGTCCATTATCCAAACCACGAATAAACTCGCCACGCAAATCAGGTAATACACCCGATGGATATTTCTGCGCTAATTTTTGATAACGTCTAGTGTCAAAGCGCTGCCCATTCATGGCTAAGCATCCTGTTGGCACGGTAGAGAGTGGGTAAGGGATCGGAATTCCCACAAATAAATCATGTAAGGCATTAAGATCAGTGGCGGTGGCTTTTTTCCCGATTTCAGCAAGCAACGTCGCTTTTAAGTTTGCATCGCCTGCTAATGCACGTGCCAATTCTTCCAATGTGTCTAATGCTGCAGGCGCAGAACCCACCAATGCGGCGATTGCGTTTTTCACAAATGCGGTTGTGGCGATTTGTGTGGTGTTCGTGCCTAAATTAGCCGTTGGTGCGGTTGGAATGCCAGTGAACGCTGGACTAGCTTTGGGTGCGTAGCCAGTGCGGTCTTGGTTGATGGTGTCCAATTGGTCTTTTAGCCAATTCGTTCTAGCACCCAGTTCTTTGGCTTGGCGATTATCAACGCCGTCTGGGCCACCCATTACAGGATCAGAAGTTTCCAGTTGATAGATGTTTTCCACCCATTGTCGGGTTAAGGTTAAATTTGCCATTTTATTTCCTTTTTTAGTTAAGCTGTGCCACGATTAAATCTGCCGTTACGCATTGCCATACCGTTGTGCCGAAGTGCTGCTTGACGGTAGTCTAAGCTCGCTAACACACAACGAGCAGGAGCGAAAACACGCAAAGTTTTTCTCAGTAAATCGGCTTGGTCGTTAGTAATGGTTTGTTGCATAATTACGCGGTAATGCGCCCATTTGGAGTGGTCGCCGTGAAAATATGTACCGTCTCGGGTAAATGAACCGTCGTGACGTTTATCGAATAAACCTTCAATAATCTCCACTTCCCCAAACCCAAGCTGGCGGATAATTTCACGCATTGACCACGGTGTGCCTTTGTAGCGGTGCAGTTCGACCGCTCGTTTAATCAGCTTACGTTTGGCATCAATACTTTCGGCGAGCAACCAGCCGTCATAGCCTGTCACACTCCATTTTTCAGCAAGCAGTTCTAAAAACTCGGTCGGGACTAAATCCACAAAACTAGTCATAATTTGCGATTTATCCAGCCGATTTAACCGATTACCAAGGTCGGCAAGTGCGGTCAGTTTTGGCGATGTTTCAATGATAGATGGATATTGCAACTTAGCCATCTTTCCGCTCCGCGTTGATATTTATCGTAATGCTTTCGCACTCTGCCCATTGTTCAGGCGTGAGTTCGGTAAGTTGTGGGCTTGTTAAATGCACGTTATATACGCCTGCGACTTTCAGCACGCTTTGAATATCGAGCGGTACGATGTCCAGCCCCAATTTTTGCGTGCGTGATGATAGATAGGTTCGCAAAGCGGTTTCGGCTTTGGCTTTCACTTCATTTTCGGCGACGGTAGCGAGCAAATCTAAGTTAGCAACCACACGATAGCTTTTGCGTTCAGGCGCAGCCACAATCACGGTGTCGCACAGCGGTCGGCGTTTTTCACCACTGATGTAATGGCGAATTTTATCCTGTAAAATTGCTGACGGCAGCCCGTGCTTGGTAAGCACTGTGACTTTGACCGTGCCACCTTGAGGGGTGGAAATCACCACATCAGAAATCACTTGCGACACGCTACGAGTGTGATATTCGTAAGCGGCAACTGAACCGCAAGTGGTAAAGGCTTCAGGGGCGAGCAAAATACGCTTGCGGTAGTCATCATCGCTTTCATTGTCGATACCATTTGCAGACACATCAATATTGGAGACGGTTACATCGGTTGGCAATTCGCTTTTAAGTGTCTTTACTTGCCCGATTTGCCAGCCATTGCCACTTTCGCCTGTGGTTTGGCAAATCGCCGTTACATCCACATATTGCTCAGTCGGGTTAATTCGCACCTCGGTTTGCGTAGCGAATAATAGGCTGTCGGTTGCACCAACCAGCGTGCCTTGTGGAATAACAATGGCGGAATGCGAACCACTCACGCTAAAACGCAAAGTGACTTCGGCAGCTTGGTCTGATAAGCGATAACAGCCCATCGGTTCGCCGCATAAATCCAACGCCAGCCCAGTGGCGAATTGCGGAAAGGTTTGCAAAAAAGCGTGGTTAATGCCTTGTCGCACCAGCATTTCTCGGTAAGCATAAGATTGAATAATAGAGCGTTCAATGTGTGCTGGTTGCAATGTTTTACCAGTGCGCTGCTCGTAATCGGCAATGGTATCAGCCAAAATTTGCTTAATATCATCGGAGACAATTTTCACATTTTCTTTTTTCATTTAGTTCCCCCGATTTGTACGCTGGTTTGATAAATTTCCCGATAGACATCGTCCACTAACGTCCAAAAAATCAAAAACTCAAAGTGCGGGGCTGTCCCTTCTACATTGACCGAGTCAACTTTAATTCTTTTCTCCCAACGCTGAAGAGCTAACGTAACCTCGCGCACGATGTTTGGAATTGCGATATCTTCCGGTTGGTCGATATATTGAAAGTGATCACTGCCAAATTCAGGTCGCAACACATCCGTCCCTTTCATCGTTGAAAGGATGTGGCCAATACATTGATGGATGTCATCAATACCTTGCACAACTTGATTTTCAATGTTAGGTGCAATCTGCCAGTGTGTTGTGATAAGAGTGCTTTGTGTGTTCATAGCCTTGATGATACAAGGCTATGCTAAAGAGTGCTTTTAAAGCGATTTAAAGAAGTGGGCTATTCCGGAAGGCCTGTTTTACCGCCGGAGTCGCCTGGGTGTTTGTGAGTACCAAGCTCAATAGAGCCTTGTTTAACTTTTGGAGCAGATACTTCTGTGCTGGACGTAATTTTTCCTGACACTGTTAGTTTCCCGCTAATTGACGTATCAGCATTGATTTTTACACCTCCGCCAGCGGTCACGGTAACGCTACCGCTTGTGTTGATATTAATCTCGCCACTTTTACGATTGTGCGAAATCACTGTCCCGTTTGTGAACTTTTTCACCCACATGTTGTTATCATTCGCCGGCGTGGTGTCTTTCTCATTGTAAATTGCTCCAAGCACACAGCCACCTTCCCCGCGCGCATCAAGTAACACTGCCACCAATTCGCCCTCATCAGGCAGACAATAAAACTGATTTCCGCCAGCATTAGGTGTTAAATAAGACAGCCAGGCTGTTTCTAAATCTTCAAGGGCGGGAATTTTGCACCGCACTTTATGGTTCGCGGCATCAACTGCTGAAATAATGCCTTCTTGATAAGTTGCCCCAAAGTCATGCGTTTTCATTTATTCCCTCGCTTGATTTTCCGTTAGTGCGCCTGTGCTAAGCAAATCATCCGGGATAAACTCTAGCATGCGCACATCAATACTTGTGGTATAGCCGCCACCACGGGTAATACTATGCCGGGATGATTTTATTAAATATTTCCCACTAAAAATGCCAAGGTTGCGCAGTAATATTGTGCTGCCGGCCACGAGCTTAGGATTACCGACCAGCGTGATATTTCCCGCTGTTTGGTCTTCGTTTTGTTCGGCCAACGCGGCATCGGCACGCGCATCAATCTGCTCCTGGGTTTCCCCACGGGTGACAATCTTCAACGTGTCCCCACTTGCAGCCTGGGCTTGTTTCATCTTTTCGCGCAGCGGTTTTGCTTTTTTACGCTTCTTGATGACTTTTTTCCCTGTAGTATCATATCCACTCACATCAACTTCCTTGGCCGTATCCTTGATTCTATCTCGCAAGGTAATCGATATCGTATCTCGCTCTTCAAGCGCCGCCACGGCTTCTTCTTTGCCTAGCTCGTCTTTATCCGTGAACACAAGCTGATCACCCACTATCTTAAAGCTGTGATGATATTCTCTTGCCAATCTTGACAAAAACTCAACATCGCGCTCTTGATATTGCGTCACGCGCTTAACCTGGATTGGCTTAATTGTCCCGACCACTTTTAACTTTAACTTTTCTGCAATTATGCCCACTATTTGCTTGAGCGTTGTGTTTTCATAAGCTTTAGGCTTTAACGTGCGATTTGCCTTTCCAATACCTGTACTCAACGCCTTGATTTGAATATATGAAGGTCGGTAGTTATATTCCACCTCGTCAATTTCAAACGCGCCAATATCGGCAAGCAGCGTCCCCTTGTAACCAATCGCCGCCTTTAATTTATCCCCTTGCGTTGGATACCACTGACGCACCCATTTCCCGCTAATATCCTCAAACGTTAGCGTCAGCTCGTCCGACTCGCCATCAAGATTATCGGTGTACGCCAGCTCAATTAAGTGGGGTTCAATGTCAGCGGTAATATTGGTTTTTTCGTATAAAATGGAAAAGTCAGGGGTTGGCACGTTACTATTCATTATTACCTCTCAACCACGGCGGCATTGATTCATTATTTGTAGGC